TGGAGAAGCTGGAGGCCGAGCTTCCGAGCATCGAGAGCGCGGTAATCCTCGTGAACAACGCCACCGACACGCAATGGTTCGCGAGGGCGATAGGCTGCTCGTCGGCGGTGTGCTTCCCGACGGGCCGCGTGAAGTTCCTCACCCCAGACGGCAGGACGGGCGCCCCGCTGCAAGGGCAGGCGGTGCTCTACGTCGGGGAGGAGCCTGAGCGCTTCAGGGAGGTGTTCGGGCGCTTCGGGTGGACGGCGGCGCTGTAGATGGAGTACACGGACGCCAACAGGGGCAGGATTCAGTACCGCGACAGGGCGCGGCAGATAATCGACTTCGGCGGCATCAGGTTCGACAAGATAACGCCGACCGACATCGACGGCTTCTTCGAGTACCACGACACATTGTTCGTGTTCTACGAGATGAAGCTGAGGGGCAAGGACATGCCGAGGGGGCAGCGGACGGCGCTGTGCAACCTCGTCGACGCCCTCCTCGCCGCTGGCAAGTACGCAATCCTGTTCAAGTGCTACCACGACGCCGTTGACCCATCGCAGGACGTGATAGCAGCCGAAACGGAGGTCGCCCAGGTGTACGTCGGCAACGGCATATGGAGGGACGGCATGGGAGAGACGGCCTTCGAGGCGACCAGCAGGTTCAAGCAGTTCGCCGAACGGCTGGGGCCTCCGATGCACGGCATGACGTGCGTGGTCATGGAGGACGGGCGGATTCGGTACGCGACGCTCGCCGCGTGAGCATGTGACGCATGGCCGACAATGAGGGCATGGAAAAGCGAGCGAAGAGAGACACGCGGGTGGTTCTGGTGCCAGACCGAGGCGGGCGCGAGGCCGAGCTGGTGGAGCGAGGCTGGCGAATCGTTGGCTGGGTCGACGGTTTCTACAGGATAGCGCCGCCGAGAACAGTCGCCAGGGGCCACCAGACGGCCCACAGCGCCCCGAACGCCGACTCGGCGGGCAAGTAACCTACACGGCGGGCGAGAGCGCCCGAGAAGCGCCATGGAGGCCGAATGTCTAAGATGAAGGTGGAGTACCGCGACATAGACGAGGTGTTCCCTTACCACAACAACCCGAGGAAGAACGACGGCGCGGTCGAGGCCGTGGCGAACAGCATACGCGAGCTTGGTTTTCGACAGCCAATCGTCACGGATGCTGACGGCACGCCCGACGGATGGACGAGATGGGAGAGGGATGCAACCTAAGCTGAAGGTGGAGTACCTGCCGACGGCGGATTTGGCCGCGTACGAGAACAACACGCGCGTCCACTCCGACGAGCAGGTGGACGAGATAGCGGCGAGCATCGACCAGTTCAAGTTCAGCGACCCGATAGGCGTCTGGACGAACCCCGAGGGCGTGCTCGAAGTGGTTGAGGGGCACGGGCGGCTCATGGCCGCGCGCAGGCTCGGGATAGAGGAGGTGCCAGTAATCAGGCTGGACCACCTCGACGACGACGCGCGCAGGGCGTACTCCATCGTGCACAACTCCACGACAGACCACAGCGAGTTCGACATGGACGCGCTCAAGCTGGAGATGATGGACCTCCCCGACTTCGAGTGGGCCGACTTCGGCTTCGAACCCGTCGGCGGCAAGGAGGTCGAGCCGCTGAACCTCGACGAGATACTGGAGGACGAGCCGATGCCAGCGGGCGAGGCCCCCGAGAAGGCCAAGCGCGGCCAGGTGTGGCGGCTCGGCGAGCACAGGCTCATGTGCGGCGACTCGTCGAGCATCGACGATATGCGCAAGCTCGTCGCAGGGGATGCGCCGATGATGGTTTTCACCGACCCTCCCTACGGAGTCGCGATAGGCGACAAGAACAAGCTCCTCAACGAGAAGAACCGCAACGGCAAGGGGCACGCAATCGAGGACAACATAATCGGCGACACGCTCTCCACCGATGACCTGTACGAGCTGCTCGTCCAGTGCTTCGGCAACCTCCGACAGGTGTGTTCCGACGAGTGCAGCTACTACGTGAGCAGCCCGCAGGGCGGAGAACTCGGCCTGATGATGATGATGATGATGAGGGACGCGGGACTCCCCGTGCGGCACAACCTCATATGGGTGAAGAACGCCGCGTGCTTCAGCATGGGCAGGCTCGACTACGACTACAGGCACGAGCCGATTTTCTACACCTGGACGAAGTCCCATCGCTTCCATGGCGGCTACGGCAACACCGTCATCGACGACACCGAGCCGATAGACAAGATGGGCAAGGCGGAGCTGAAGGAAATCGTGAGGGCCTACCGCGAGCGCGAGGACACGAGCGTCATCTACTGCGACAAGCCGCTGAGGAACGACCTCCACCCCACGATGAAGCCCGTGCGCCTCGTGGCGCGGCTCATGTACAACAGCAGCGAGGAGGGCGACGTTGTGGCCGACATATTCGGCGGCTCGGGGACGACGATGATTGCAGCCGAGCAGCTTGGCCGCAAGTGCCGCATGATGGAGATGGACCCGCACTACTGCGACGTGATAATCGAGCGCTGGGAGCGGTTCACGGGGAGGAAGGCGGAGCTGGCCTCATGAGAGTCGAGCAATGGCCGATAGGCGATGTGAAGCCCTACCCAGGCAACCCGAGGAACAACGACGACGCCGTGGAAGCGGTCGCCAGGAGCCTCGACGAGTTCGGATGGCAGCAGCCCATCGTGGTCGACGCCGACGGGACGGTAATCGTGGGGCACACGCGGCTCAAGGCCGCGAAGCGCCTCGGCATGGAGACGGTGCCCGTGGTGGTCGCCAAGGAGCTGACGCCCGCGCAGGTGAACGCGTACCGACTGGCCGACAACAAGGTCGGAGAGCTTGCGACGTGGGACATGGACCTGCTTTTCGCCGAACTCGACGGCCTCCAGGCCGACTTCGACATGTCGTCGTTCGGCTTCGACATGGAGATACCCGAGGACTGGTTTGAGAGCCGCGAGCGAAACGACGACAGCCGCGAGGAGGGCAACGACGAGTACAACGCCTTCCTCGACAAGTTCGAGGCCAAGAAGACAACCGACGACTGCTACACGCCCGACCTGGTGTACGACGCCGTGGCCGACTGGGTGGCAGACGAGTACGGCCTTGACCGCTCGGCGTTCGTGCGCCCGTTCTACCCAGGCGGCGACTACGAGAACGAGGAGTATCCCGATGGGTGCGTCGTGGTCGACAACCCGCCGTTCTCCATACTCGCCGAAATCCTGCGGTTCTACGTGGCCCACGGCGTGCGGTTCTTCCTGTTCGCCCCGACGCTGACGCTGTTCAGCGGGCGCGGGTGCGACATATGCTACCTGCCCGTCGGCGTGGGCGTGACGTACGAGAACGGCGCAAGCGTCAACACGTCGTTCATCACCAACATGGAGCCAGGGCTGCGCATAAGGACCGCGCCGACGCTCTACAGCGCGCTCAAGGAGGCGAACGACGCCAACCAGCGCGAGGTGAAGGGCGAGCTTCCGAACTACGAGTACCCGCCCGAGGTCGTCACGGCGGCGGGGCTTTCCCGCTACTCGGTGCACGGGGTCGAGCTGAAGATTGGCTCGGGCGAGTGCCAGCGCATATCCGCCCTCGACGCCATGAAGGCGAGCGGCAAGGCCATATTCGGCGGCGGATTCCTGCTCGGCGACGACGCGGAAGAGAGGAACGCCGAGGCCGCGAGGAAGAAAGACGAGAACGTCCGAAACGCGGAGATGGAGCGCCTGCGAAACGCCGTAGAGAACCCCTCCGTGCAAGTGGGCGACGGCGGCGTTGTCATATGGCGGCTCTCCGACAGGGAACGCGAAATCGCGGCGTCGCTGGGGTAGCCCATGGCGAGGGGGAAGTACCAGGAATGGCTCAAGCCGCAGAAGCTCGAACTCGTGACGAACTGGGTCGCCAACGGGACCGACATAGACTGCGCGCGGAACATGGGGATAAGCAAGCAGACGTTCTACGTCTGGGAGAAGGAGCACCCCGCCTTTTCTGACGCCGTAAAAAGGGGCCGCGAGGCGCGGGTCCCCTCCATGGAGAACCTGTTCCACGACGTGGCGAGGGGCGGGATAACCGTCACCGAGACGGTCGAGGAGTTCAGGGGCGAGCTTGTCGACGGCAAGCCGTACAACGGTACGATAGTGAAGCGCACCGTCAAGAAGCAGCTCCCGCCGAACCCTGGGGCCATCATGTTCTACCTGAAGAACAAGGCGGGGTACCGCTCGGAACCCGAGGATTCGAAGCAGCCTGCGGGCGACGAGGTGCCGACTTTCGTTTACGAGAGGTGATTGCGTGTTTGAAAAGTGCAACCCATCACATCCAGACAAGCTCGCGGACCGAATCGCGGGCGCACTGGTCGATATGGCATACGAGAAGGAGAAGGACCCGAGAATCGCCGTCGAGGTGCTTCTCGGCCACGGCGAGTGCCACATCATCGCCGAGACGAGCGTCGAGCTTGAGGCTTACGACGTGGCGGAGGCAGTCTACCGCATAGCGGGGCACCAAATCGTCGTCGACTACCTCGAATGCCCGCAAGACGAGCATCTAGCCGAAAACCAGGAGGGCGCGATGCGATGCGGCGACAACGGTATCTTCAAGGGGATTCCAGTCACCCAGGAGCAGCGTCAGCTGAGCTACCTTGCGCGTCAAATCTACGCCGAGTTCCCGCATGACGGCAAGTACGTCATCGACCAGGGGCGCGGCAAGGTAGTCATCTGCCAGTCGAACGCCGACGAGGACAGGCTGCGCGAGGTCTACCCAGACGCCGAAATCAACCCGCTAGGCCACTGGACGGGAGGCCCCGACGTGGACACGGGGGCCACCAACCGCAAGCTGGGGAGCGACATGGCCGACTCGGTGACGGGCGGCGGGTTGCACGGCAAGGACTTGAGCAAGGCCGACGTGAGCGTGAACGTCTACGCATGGCTGAAGGCCAAGGAGACAGGCGAACCCGTGGAGCTGTGCTGTGCGATAGGCGACGAGGAAATCGACGGCAGGCCGTACTCAGAAATCGTCGAAATCGCCCGCGAGTACATACAGGGCGTCGGAGGTTTCGAGAAGTTCGCCGAGTGGGGGCTGGTGTAGTGGCGGTCAACGTCGCCGACATGGTCACCGTGCACTTCGACGCGGTGTTCGACGCCGTGATGACTCACAGCCGAAGCGACTTCTGGCTGAAGGGCGGGCGAGGCTCCACCAAGTCGAGCTTTGTGAGCCTGTGCATCCTTCTGCTCGTGGTGAACCATAAGGACGCGAACGCCGTGGTCATCCGCCGATACTCCAACACGCTGCGCGACTCAGTGTTCAACCAGATGCTCTGGGCGGTCTCGATGCTCGGCCTCGAGCGGTGGTTCAAGGTCACGGTCAGCCCGATGGAGCTGACCTACCTCCCCACTGGGCAGAAAATCGTGTTCAGGGGCATGGACGACCCGCTCAAGATGAAGGGCGTCAAGTTCACCAAGGGCTACTGCGCCATCCAGTGGTTCGAGGAAATCGACCAGATAGAGACGTGGGACAACATATCGTCGGCCCTGCGCTCGTTCAGGCGCGGCGGCGACGCGTTCTGGACGTTCTACACGTACAACCCGCCGAGGGTCATGTGGTCGTGGGTGAACAAGAAGGCGCTGGAGATGGAGCGGCGGGAGAGCTGCCTGGTGGACCACAGCACCTACCTCGACGTAATCGAGGGCGGCCACGCCGACTGGCTGGGAGAGCAGTTCGTCGAGGAC